CTGGGCCGGGGTGGTGGAGGTGCCGAACACGGCGCGGTCGATCTCCAGCAGTACGCCGAAGAGGTGCGCGAGGGCCGGGCGCCAGTAGTTCGCCTTGTTCGCACGGGTGGTCAGAGACTGCCGCTCCCGGGCGGTGACCTCGGTGGCGGTAGCGGCTACGTCTCCGGTGACGCCGAAGGTCTGGAGGCTGTAGCCGGCGCCGAGGACGATCCGCTCGACCAGCTCGGCGCACAGGGCACGGTGTTCCTCAGTGCGGATGGTGAACTGGACCTGCTCGATCGCCGAGCCCTTGTCCTCGCTGGGCTCGATGTTGAGCGGCGTGAACAGCTCTCGGTCGATCTCGAACTCTGCGCCCTCGCCCTTGCCCCTGGATCGGAGGACCTCGGTCCCCACGAGCAGCCGGGCCTTGCCGAGGCGTAGGTCGCGCATCCAGTCGCTGTACGCCTCGTCGAGGGCGTCCATGAGGGCCTCGACGCCGGAGAAGTCCGAGCGTCCGATGTGGGCTGCCGCCGGGATGTGCCGCCACAGCTTGTTCGGCTTCAGATTCGGGACGTACTGCGCCGTGAGCTTCGTCGTGCCCGTGGGGACGCCGTCACCGTCGACCACCGACTCGGCGAGGTCCGCGGTCTCCGGGAAGTCCGCGAGGGACATCTGGGTGCCCAGTTCGTTGGCGTTACCGACCCACACCGAGTGGCGTATCCAGCCGGGTTCGTGGCGTTCGAGTTGACGCACCACGGTGTTGGCGTCCTCGCGGATGACGTTCCAGAAGGTGACGGCGCTCAGCCGGCCCCAGCGCCACTCGGGCACTGCGATGTCCGGTGATGCCGCGACCAACCAGGGCTTGTCCTGGACGTTCTGGTCCCAGACCACACGCAGGTACACGCCTCCGAGCGCCGCGGCGATCTCGGCGGCTTCGCGGAGCACGGCGTACGTAGTGTCGTCGGCCAGCTCGTCCAACCGCTGCTGGGTGGCGTCGTCCTCGGCAGTGAGGTTCAGCGGCGACCCGAACAGGAGGTTGGCGCTGGTGGCGGCGATGGCCCCGGCGAGCGGCACGTGGAGCTTGGAGGGCCGTTCGCCCGTAGGGGTGGGCTGACCCCAGAACCAGCGTCCGAGGCGTGCGAGGAAGCCCCTGCGGCGCCTAGCGGTGGTGTCCCGGGGAGCGTGGGCGTACGCCTCCGTGAGGTCCTCCGGTGTCCCGGCGTACCAGGCGTTCCAGATCTCTTGCTGGGCGAAGACGTCGGTGAGTTCCGGGGGAGGCCATGCAGTGCCCACTACGCCGCCTCCTCTGCCTCTTCGAAGTCCAGCTCGACGTACGAGCGCCAGAGGTTCTGCGTGGTCTTGATCACGTAGCGAAGGGCATCCACGCTGTGGTCGTCCTGCTTGAGCGGTCTGTCCTCGCCGAGCAGCGATGCCTTCGGATCCCAGACGTAGGAGGCCAACTCGTCCAGCAGGCCGGTGCAGCCGCGATGGATGCGGAGCTTGTCCGCCGCCAGGAGGTTGGCCACGATCCGGATGCCGGAGAGCACCTTGTTGTGGGCGCGCTTGAAGCTGACGCCGTCGTCCCGGAGCTGAGTGCGGAGCGAGGCCGCTGACGGGTCGATGATCAACGGAGGCGCCTCTACGCCCATGTCCCGATGACCGGGAACCGTGAGCGTCCGCAACCAGGCCTGGAGGCGCTGCGATATCTGACCGTCAGAGATCGCGCCCTGCGTGCGCCCGTCGTGGCGCCACTCGTTCGTGACGTACAGGCACCCGTCAGAGCCGATGCCCACGAGGAGCGCCGCTGTGGCGTTGCTGGTCCCGTAGTCGAGCCCGACCCCGAGCCACTCCACGATCTCCGGGACGATATCGACGACGTGGCGCTGCTCGTCGAAGACCTCGTACACGGCACCTTCGGCGATGCACCACTCACCGAGGATGAGGCGCTTGTACAGCAGCGGTGTGGCCGCGTACTCGGCCTTGCGCTGCTGGATGTACGAGGGCCTCAGCGTGGGGTTGTCGTCGATGTTGAACGTCAGCCGCGCCAGGTCGAGGTCGCTGTCGAGGTGTTCGACGTGGCCGGCTCGTGTCAGGTGCACCTGCGCCCGGTCGAGGTACTTCTTCTTCAACCAGTGGTTGGAGGAGTCCGGGTTGCTCGTCCCGATCAGGCGCGGGTCGGCGTCCGACATGCGCGAGGTGAGCATCGAGAAGAAGCTCTCCGGCATGGTGGACAGCTCGTCGCAGTACGCCCCGACCAGGGAGAGGCCCCGGATCCTGTCCTTGCTGCTCTCGTCGTTGCCGCTGGCGACGATGACCTGACGGCCGAGGAGCGTGAGGATGCCCTTGCCCTCGTTGTACGAGCAGAGCTGGGTGCCGAGGATCTCCACCAGGACGTCGATGACGTTGTTGCGGAGGGTGCGGTTGGTCTTCCCCGCCATGAGCAGCTTGCCGGGCGGGCCGTTGCGCACGAAGTCCAGCCAGTCGATCAACGAGACGACCGTCTTCGCCGACCGCACCGACCCCTCGTAGATCGCCATCTCGTGCTGACGGCTGATACTCAGGCCCAGGCGCTGCTTGGAGGTCAGCGGCTGGAGGTCCACGGCCTACCCCGGGGTCTCCAGTGGAGTGCCGACCATCGCCTGGAGGAAGCGGTCCATCGCGGCCATGCGGCCGTCCTCGCGTTCGGCGTCGTCCTTCGCCCTCTGGTCGAACCGGCTCAGCGCACTCATGGCGGACGTCGTCAGGTCCTTGGTCTCCCGAGCCGGCGGGACGCGCAGCAGCTCCGAGACCATCTCCCCCGTGGGCGTGAACGCGGTGATCCGGTACCGGCTCCGGGCCCGGGTCATCTGCTCGGCCGCGAGGTCGAGCAGCTCCGCTTGGATCCGCTGACGCCTGTCCCGGAGGTCGATCTGACGGGCGTCAGTGGCGGCCCGGGTGGCCTGACGGTCGAAGGCCAGGCCGAGGCGGTTCGCGTGGGCGGTGATGGTCCCCGCGGCCCACCCCATCTCCTCGGCGATGCGGTTCCTCGGCAGCCCGTCAGCGTGGAGCTGACGGAGCCGCTCCTCGTCCTCGCGGGAGAAGGTGCGCGCCATGGCCGACCACCCCCTCGCGTGTGCGTGGTGACGGTGACCGGTCGGGTACTGACGACCGTCAGGTAGCTGCGCACCGGCAAAGGTCACGATCGCGCTACCTGTCGGATTGGTCTGTACTCGCGTGATTAGCCTCGTGGGTCCGACTGGGCGCAGTGAGGTGCCCGGTCGCGTTCCCGAGGAGTTGCGGTGGAGAACATGGACAGTTCCGAGGACGCTGCTGCGCCACAGGTCCAGTTACGGCGACCTTGGTGGCAGCGGCCCGTGCCCTTGGTGGCGGCTGGGCTCATCGTTGCTGGTGGCGCCTTAGCAATAGGCATGGCTGTCGGGGGTGGGGACAGCACCTCGAAGTCACCGACGCCAGCAGCGCACAGGACAGCGAGCAGTGGGCCTACTGGGCTTTCGTTCCAGCAGAAGCAGCAGATCCTGTTCAAGTTCTGCACTTCGCCGCAGATGCGGGGTCCGGTGGGGGACAGCTCCGCATTCCCGAGCTGCATGGCCAACTACGTCGTGACCGACCAGGGAATGGTCATGCAGCGGTAGGCGGCCTTCAGGCGGCGGGCGTCAGCACCCTCTTGGCCCTGGCCCTGGTCGCCAGCTCGGTGTCGGCGGCGTCCAGGAAGCGGAAGAGCTTCCGGCCCTTCTCGTCGAGCCCGCCGATCCTGAGCCTTCCTCTGCGGACCCAGGAGTAGACGGTGAAGGGCTTGACGCCGAAGTGGTCCGCGACCTCCTGGGCCGTCATCCAGTCGTCATCCATGCGGGGCTCCCCTGGAACGCGGACAGGCCCCGGGTCTCCAGGTGGAGTCGGGGCCTGCTTGAAGGCGCAAAGGTGCTGCTGACGTCTATTGTGCACTGCGCTAGCGGTTATGCGCTAGTAGGTGGGTTCAGGCTCCTGAAACTGTTGGCGAGAGCATCGTCCTGGGCAACGAAGGTATCGAGGGGTGGAGGCAATTCCTGCTCGCGAAGATGAGCCGACGCGCACTCGACCGCCTCTCTGGCGGCTACCGACAGCCAGACGATCATGGCGCCGTATCCGGACCCGGCAAGGTCGTTCCTCTGGGCCACAAGGACAGCTCGCTGGAGTCGTCTACGGGCGTGATCGTCGGGGATCCTGTGCAGCAACGCGGAGATCCGGTCGAGGTGTTCCTCTACTGGTTCCCTCCACGCGAACTGGTTCTCCGGGAGCACGATCACGCGGTAATACCGGTCGACGATCTTCTGGAGCGAGTGCAGCTCTATGAGCGTTGCGTCCAAGGCGCCTTTCGCAAGCTCGAACATGCGCTGCTCCCGGGCGTCTGCAATCTCGTGCTCACGCCTGAGCCGGGCCTCCTCCGCGGCGTGCTTCTGCCCGTTGCGGGTCGCCCACATGGATGCTCCCGCACCAACGACCGCACCGCCCAGGCCTGCCAGGCCACCGATCCACCCCGCCACCACCGTCGCGTCCATGGCGGCGATCCTGGCGGACGGGTGGTGCCGGCGGGGACGAGTCGATCGAGTCGTTATCCGGATGGCGAGGGTTAGTACGATTCCGGTGGGTTGCCCATCGGGTACGCGGCTCGTTGCTCCCGGAGCCTCTCCACCTGTAAAGAGCGTGGGGGTAGTGGCTCTCCTCCGCGCAGGAAAGTCTGGAGGATGTCGATGGCGTGAGTCGTGAGAATTGCGGTGGAGTACGCCTCACTCGTCGTCCGTAGCCGGTCTTGCCCTAGGCGGGACCTGACGACCGATAGCGCTTCCTCCATGCGGACCCTGATTTCTCGGGACTCCGGGACGAGCCCGACAGCCATATCCGCCTCGTCCGCCATCTCCTGGCCGGACAGGACCCAGGCCTCACGACCCTCCGCGTCGAGTCCGGGATCCCACGAGGCGATGTGCCGCCGGAGGGCATAGAGCACGGCCAGGGCTTCGTGCCCGGCGGTCTGGCCCCGCTCCTCGATCAGCTTCTGCCGGTCCGTCTTGACCTGTTGCCGCTGCTGGATCCACCCACCGAGGATGGCCGCCCCCGCCCCGATGGTTGCTCCGCCAAGACCGATCCACCCCACCGCCAGGTCCGTATTCACGAGGGCAATCCTCGCGGAGCGGGTAGGGCAGCGGGGTGGATGCGATCGAGTCGTTACGCGTCCTTGTGCAGCTCCTCCAGGAAGTCGTCGGCGTACATCCGCAGGCGGACGAACGCCCCGTCCGGGAATGGGTGCTTGGCGGCCAGCTCCCTGAGCCGGAGGCCGTAGTTGGCGAGGAGGCCCGCGTACTCCGCGAACTCCATGCTCTGTGCTGCGGTCAGCTCCCCCTCGATCACCGCGTAGTCGGCGGCGTACCGCTCGTCGTCCCGCTTCACGACGCCTTCTTCTCCGGGGCCTTCGGGGCCTTCTCCTTGGGCTTGTCGGGAGGCGGGTACCAGCCGCCCCTGGAGGCGTCGTAGACGGTCTCGAACTTCGGGTCGGGCCTGGTGCCCGGGGCTATGGGGAAGCGGGGGTCGAGTGCCATCCTGGCGCTCCTGTCTCTTGATCGGGATGGGGCCGGGTCGGCCGGACTCTTGGCGGATGACGGCCGACCCGGGGCTTGTGCTGCTACTGCCGGACGTCGTACCGGCGCTTTTCGTCGGGGTGGCGGATGACCCTCCCGGCCCCTCCCCCGATGTCCTCGACGGTGGGCGGTGTAGCGGTAGCTGTAGCGGGCCTGACCTGCGGGGCTACACCGCTACGCGCCCCCTCCCGGAGCCCGGGGGAGGGGATGTCCCGGCGGTGGACGCCGACGGCCACGCCCTGGCCGGGCACCCGGACGCTGTGGCGGACGGTGATGCCCGCGGCCTCCAGGACCTTCCGGGCGTCGGCGACTTTCCAGGGCGTGCCGGTCTCGTTGGCGAGTTGTTGGGCGACCCGGGACAGGTGGACCCCGTTGTGCTCGCCGAGGAGTTCGTGGAGCAGCTCGACGACGTCGTCCCGGTGGAAGCCCTCCGCCCCGGGGGCCGGCGTGGTCTTGTTCGCCTGCGAGGGCTGTGCTCCGGGGGCCGGGCGGGAGATGACGAGGGCGGTGACCACCCAGGCGGCCGTCAGGAGGCCCAGGACCCACGGGTGGAGGGCGACGGCGGTCACGGCCATGGAGGCGGCCAGGAGGACGACGAAGGCCCTGGAGAGGGCTTCGCGCCAGTCCGGGGCCCGGAAGAGCCGGGGGAGGGCGGTGAGCATCATCGAGCTGCCCTTGGCGAGCCGCTCGGGAATCGTCCAGCGTCCGGTGCTCACCTCACACCACCCCCGTGTACCAGGCGCCGAGGACGTTCACGCCGGATGCCAGGGGGATGGCGGCCACACCGGCGATTCCGGCGCTCAACCCCAACAGGATCCCGGCGGCGACGCCCAGGGAGGTCTGGATCCTGGGGAGGCGCCTGGACCACACGTGCTGGCCGATGACGAGCGCGGTCCAGATGCCGAGGATCGCGTATCCGCCGGGCGTCAGGACGACGGGGTTGACGCGGCTGACGTTGGGGTCGGACCCGCCGATGCCCCAGACGAGGTAGGCGTGGCCCAGCTCGTTCCCGCCCCACAGGCCGAGCTTGGAGACGGTCCCGAGGACGCTGATGCCGGGCGAGGCGAGGATGACGACGAGCCCGTAAGAGACGCTCATGAAGAACGGCGCCAGGGCCTTCCAGCTCCGTCCCCCGCCTCCTCCGGGACCGCCGGGGCCCTTGGGCCCACCGCCTCCACCGGAGGTCTTCCACCAGCGCTGAACGGTGAGGGCGACGATGATCGTCCCCACCGTGACGGCCCCCAGGTCGACGACCGGGTTGCCGAGGACGCCGTTCACGAGCGACTCCTGAAGAGGATGTAGGGCGCGGCGGCGATGCCGACGGCAACCCAGGTGAAAGCGCAGGCCTTGACGGCCGCGCGAAGCATGTGGTCGGGCACGTTGGGCGCGACGTAGAGCAGCCCGAGCAGGGCGGCCACGCACACCCACCCGAAGGTGAGCAGCACGAGAGGACTCCTGGGCTCAGACGGCGAGAGCGTCCGGGAGGTCCCGGAGGGCGGGCTCGGCCTGCTCGACGCGCTGTCGTGCCGTACGGCACGAGCCGTCGCTGTGGGGGAGGCCAGCGTCACGCAGGGCCGCGACCATGTGACGGGTCGCGGGGCGGCACCCGCCGAGCGAGTCGTACAGGGCCCGGACGGTCGCGTCGATCAGCTCCCGCTGCGTCAGCTCCCTGACGGGCTGCTCCGACTCGATGACGGGCTCAGTCGTCGGCGTCACGGAGGGCTTGTCCTGGAGCGCCGGAGCGGTCTCCTCGACCTCCGGCACGATGACGTCCTGGGTGGCCATCTGAGGGGCCGTGACGGGCTCCTGAAGGATGTCCTCGACGTGCTGACGGGCCACGATCGCCTCGTGAATCTGGCGCATGAGGACACCGAAGGCCAGCAGGGCGGCGACCGGGGGCACGGCGGCGGTGACGTAGTCCAGGGGATCGTGACTGACGCCGACACCGGCGACGTTCAGTGCGATGCTGCCGATCGAGCCGGTGGCCGTGAGGCCGATGGCCCAGCGGTCGACGGTCTTGGCCAAAGAGGCCCTCAAGATCAACAGTTCGCCGACTGCGATGAAGGCGTCCACGCAGGCGGGCCAGGCCCAGGCGCGCTCCCCGTGGAGGCGGTGGGCGGCGGCAAGATCGTGGAGGGACTCGAAGGAGAGCCAGAAGGCGGTGCTCGTCAGGAGGACCGTCAACGCGGCGGCTCCGGCGGCAAGGCCGATCTGGATGGTGCTCTGGCGGGATCGACTGCCGTCGTCAGGCGACGACACGGTAAGTTCGGGGGTGGACATGGGGAGGCTGCATCTCCTCATTGAGCTTCTTCAGCGTTGCCGCTCCAGGGTGAGGATGGCCTTGGCGATTGACGTCATGCGGTTGGGGCTGCATCGGGATCGGCGGAAGATCCGCCAGGACTTCAGCCGTGCGACGCCGCGCTC